ATGACCGCCGGCGGGCCTGTCGTTCTTCCGGGAGCGGAAGAGCAGACTGAGATTAACCTGCTCAATGCCCTGAACATGTTCCACGAACACGAAAAAACATTCGTGCGGGCCTTTTACGAGCAGACCGGGATTTTGCCGATACAGGCCGACTTGGCATACTGGCGCAAAACATTCTCGTACCTGCGCGCAAAAGGGGTAACGCCCGACGACCTGGTCGAGGCGGCCCGCCAGGCGGCCAAAGACGACATGACAATTGCCAGCCCCAAGAGCCTGGAAAAATACGCGGTTGATATCCACTTCAAAACCCGCCGGATTTCGTCGAGCAGTTACCTGCACGACTTACTGCAGGCCGGTTACAGCATCGATGGAGCAGCCCAATGACTGATTTCCTACCCCCACCCAACCCTGCCGCGTCCGGCATGCCGCACCATCGCGAGTTCGAGGAGGCTGTGATTGGTTCGGTGCTCATCAGCCCTAACGTGTACGAGGAGCTGGCGTACTTTTTGGACGGCGCGGATTTCTACCTTCACCGCCTGCGCTTTATCTGGCAGGCGTTTGGCTCGCTCAAAGCCCGCCATGAACCGATTGACTTTTTGACCGTTTCCGCAGAACTCGAACGCATGGGGAAACTGGAGGAAGTTGGCGGCCCGGCCTACCTGACCGGCCTGTTGAACCAGGTGCCAACCACCCTGCACGCTGAGCAGTACGGGCGCGTAATTATCCAGGACTCCACCCGCCGCAAAATGCTCGTCGCGGCCAATGAAATCGCACGGGCGGCATACGATGACAGCCTGACGCTCGAGGAAGCCCTGACCGTAGCAGATAAATCCCTGCTCGCCGCCCAGGGCAACCCGCTGGACAAGAAAGGCACACGGTCAATCAAACTTGGCCTGAGCGAACTGTACGACACGCTGGAAGAACGCAGCAAAAACCCGCGCAAGGTCTGGGGCATGGAGACCGGGTTCCCGGATTGGGACAACCTGACCGGCGGCCTGCACCCCGGCGAAATGACCATCATCAGCGCGCCGCCCGGTTCGGGCAAGACCATTCTCATCAGCCAGGTGGCAAAGTACGTCAGCCGTGCCCACGGCGTGGCCATCTACGAGCTCGAAATGAGCGAGCAGGCCCTGCTCACGCGCATGGTCTCAGCGGAATGTGGAATCACCGCGTCTGACCTGAAGCGCGGATTTATCAAGGACGACCAGTGGCCACTGCTCACCAACGCCATCGAGCGGTTGGAGACAACGTCGAAACTGTTCATCAACGACACGCCCGGCCTGACAACCGCACAACTGCGCGCCGACCTGGCCCGCCTGGTGCGCCAGCATGACATCAAACTGCTGGTGGTCGATTACCTGAACCTGCTGGGCGACAAGGAAGCCCGGGAAGACCACGACAACGCCGCCATCAAAGCCCGCCGGCTGCGCCAGATCGGCAAGGAATTCGGCGTGTCGGTCATCACCATTCAGTCGATGACCAAGGAGGGGATGGATTCGAAGACCCCGACCCTGAATGCAATGGCTGGCCGCGCGAACATCCAGTTTGATGCAGACAACGTCTTTTTCTTCCAGCAACGCCCAGACAAGCCGAAAATCATGGACATGATACCGGCCAAGCAGCGCGAAAGCGGCGGCTCAAAAGGGGTGTTCAGCCTGCTTTGGGACGCGCAACTGCCGAAATTCAACAGCCTGGCAAGGAGCGAAGCCCAATGAACTACACACTGGCGAAATCCATTGCCGACTACCTGGTCGGCGAGCTGCGCGAACACTGCCTGCCCGGTTTCTGCCAGGTGGCGGGCGGGCTGCGGCGCGAAAAGGCCGACGTGCACGACATCGAGATTGTGTGCATTCCGGCCCCTGGCATGCCGCGACCGGAATTCGGGCAAAAGCGCATCTTTACCAGCTACCTCGACCTGGCGCTTTACCGCCTGGAGTGTGCCGGTCGGCTGGGCCGGCGGGAGAAAGACGGTCCCAGGCAGAAACAAATCGCCATCAACCTGGATTCCTTCGGCGTCCGGACGGCTGACCGCTTCTTCCTCGACCTGTTCATCGTCAGGCCTGAGACCTGGGGAATTCAGTTCACCTTGCGCACCGGCCCGGACGTTTTCAGCCGCAAATGCGTCACCCCACGCCGGAACAAAGGCTTCCTGCCAGACGACTGCGAGTACATCCGGGGAGAAACCCGCATCGAGCGCTCAGGGGAAACCGTTCCCCTGCCTGACGAGGAAAATTTTCTTGACCTGCTCGGTCTTGGCTGGATAGAGCCGCGCGACCGGGCGGCATACGTGGAGGCTCACTCATGAAAACTGGAATGCACCTGCCGCTCCTGGGGCTTTTTTGCATCCTGGCAATTGCCATACTTGGCAGCGCCTGGAGATACACCCGCACCGAAATCGCAATTGCCAGCCTGGCCGCCGAATCGGTAGGGGCAAGCCTGCCAAGCGGCTGGATGGCGATGGGCGAGGTTGGCACGTTTTGGATTGTCAAGGCAATTCTTGGCTCCCTGCTGGCAGGAGCCGGCACAGCCATTGGCCTGAAGTTCTGGAATGCCTGGAAAAAGAAAAACCGCCAAGGCACATGGGCCCCCGGCCCCAACGCGCAATACCAACGACAACCACCAGCCCCCAAGGGCGTGAGCGAGAACGAGCTTTACCGGATGATGCTGTACCAGCAAATGACACAAAATGGCGCGCGGCCTGCAAAACGACCTGCGCAGAACGGGATGGTGAACGATGAGGATGAACCGGAGATTGTTTTTTAGCCTGCCCCTGGCGGGACTGTTCCTGCTGATGATTCTTTCCGGGTGTGGCGAATCGGCTTTTAGCCCGCCGACGGCCACCCCATTGCCGACAGATATCGGTATTTCCGGCGCAGTTGTTCAACTTCTGGAGCAGGAAGCCTACATCCGCCTGACACAGCAATCGATTGACAACCAGCGAATCCAGATGGGCGCGATTATGACGGCGACCCAGATGGTCATCGACGCCACAGCAACACAGCAAGCCCGCAGCGACAACGCCACCGCAACCGAGCGCTCAGCGCAAATTACAGCCCAGGTCTGGCAGGTTACGGTGGATGCAGCCAAAGCCAATGACGCTGCGACACAGCAGGCCCAGGCCACCGGCACCGCTGTCTATCACCAGGGCGTGACCGCGACAGTCGCCGCCGGCGCAACTGCGACCACCGAATACAAGACCCAGATGGCCCCCATCTGGAAGGCCGACGAACAGGCCGCCGAGGCGCGCGCCACGAAAGCCGGAATTGAACTGCGCCAGGCGCAGGCCACGGAAATGGTCGATGCCTGGTGGTTGTACATCCTGGTTTTTGTCCTGGCGATTGCCTTCCTGTACTTCCTGTGGAAAAAGTCTCAGGTCGGCGTGATCCTCGACGAACGCGGCCGGCTGCGCCTGGTGATGGTCGGCCAGACGGCTCTCAACCCCGACCTGATGTTTCGCCCGGTGATGGATTTCCGGGACGAGCAGATAAAGGCGCCGCGGCTGGATGTGCCGGATGATACCCAGCGGCAGATTACGCACGAAGCCAAGATTGTCGATGCCATCGCCATGCTTCCGCCGGGTGGCTACAACCGCCAGGGCGTTGGCCTGCTGGGAGGCATGGTCAACCAAAACCAACCCGGGGCAGTCAACATCCAGGTTGTGCAACCGGGGCAAATGGATGGTATCCGGCGCGAACTTGACGCAAAACTATCCGAGGAGGACGAATGAACAGGGATTACTACACCGAGGCCGTCGTGGCAGCCGAAACCCTGGTCGCCGTAATGACACAAGACCTGCGGCTGCAGGCTCCCACGCAATACTACCTGGACCCGACAGGCGAGCGGGTCTGGTTGATCGCCGTTCTCGACCCGCGCGCCCTGGGCGGTCAAATCACCGCTTATATCCGACCGCAAACCCTGCACCAGCTCTCGACCGCATTGGGAGGCCGGCCGGTCATCCTGAGCAACCACACCGGCCTGCGTTATGGCATCCTGATGAGCGAAAAGCCCAAACTGCCGTTTCCCGTGAACTACCCGGAAGACATTCCCCTGGGGACGGTCCCGCTGGGGCGCACGCTCACCGGCTCACTGCACCCCCAGGCATCGAAGCTGATGAATGTACTGGTCGGCGGCGAACAGGGCAGCGGCAAGAGCACGCTCCTGCACCTGTTCGCCTACGCGGCCTACCAGAACGGCTGGCAAACCTACGCAGCCGACCCGCGCTCGATGACCTTCGATGAAACCTGGAACGGCATCCTGCGCGCCCCGGTGGCGGACAAAGTCGAGGGCGTCTTCAATATCCTGGATATCCTCGACCGCGAGATGGAGCGCCGGGCATCCCTGTTTCGCTCAGCGCGAGGAGAAGGCGCACTTCCCGCCGGCAGCATCGACGCCTACAACGCGATAGCCGGGCAGGAAGAGAAACTACCGCGCGTTTTCTTCCTTGTGGACGAGGCCAACACCTTTCTTGCGAATGACAGGCTGCAAAAGCGGGTCGAGGACTTGAGCAGACAACCGCGCAAGTTCGGGATTCACTTCGTGCTGGCCGGGCACAACTGGCGGGATGCGGATGTATCTCGCGGCTTGTCGGCCAATTTTCATACACGCATTAGCCTGCGCGTCGCCGACGACACCAGCGGGCGGGTTGTACTCAACAATCCGCGCTGGGGCAAGGCGATGATGAAGGTTACACAACCCGGACGCGCAGTGGTCTTCCTGGATGGCCGCTTTACCCGCACACAGTTCTACCGTTTGGATGATGAGCGGATTATCCAGATGCTCCTATCCGGTTCGGGACCCGCGCCGGCACTGAGCGATAAGGAGCGAGAGCTGGCCGGGCGTGCCATTCGGGAAACTGACGGGAAAATCAGCCGGGAGGTGCTCACAGGCTGGGGATATGGGCGATCAGAAGCCGACCGCATCATGGAGCGATGGACGGCCCGAGAGTGGGCCGAGAAGGATCCGCAGCGAGCAAACGCAACCTACATCACACAGATTCTGCGGGATTTGCTGCGCAACCCCGCAGCCCCCGCAACCCACCGCAGCCCCCCCGCAGCCCCCGCAACCGGGCCGACAACCCTGACAACCGGCACTACAACCCCCGAGGCGACCTGACATGGCACACGGACGCACACACAACAAAGCCAATGCCGTGTTGACCATCGCAGTCGGCGCGGCGGGCCTGGTCACAGGCTTACCCGCCGACCAGTCCCTGGCTCTCGCCCTGGGCGTGGCCACGGGCTTCCTGGTCAACCCAGACCTGGATGTGGAAGGCGGGAGTATCGCCTTCGACAATGCCCGGCGGACTGCTGGCGGACTGTTTGCCTTCGCCTGGCGACTGCTCTGGCTGCCCTATGCCCGCTTCATCCCGCATCGCTCTTTTTGGAGCCATGCGCCCATCCTCGGCACGGCTGGCCGGGTCATCTACCTCGGCTTGTTGGCCTGGCCAGCTTGGCCTTTTATTCCCTGGGGCGTCATCCTGCCCTGGCTGATGCCGGCCCTGCTCGGGCTGGCGCTCTCCGACCTGGTTCATTGGATATTGGATATGAAAACTTTCAAAATATTTCAATTGTGGTGGCGCGGCGTGTTTTGGTTCGCCGTCCTGCCAATGCTGCTGGGCCTGCTGGCCTGGTGGCTGCTGATAGGGAGATAGAACATGCCTTATTGCGATATTCACCATAGCGAGAATTGCGAATGCCACGACCGATCCTGCCCTTGCGGATGCGGACGTGACGAAGGTAAGCCGCCGACAGGCCCGTGTGTTTATGATGCCCCAGCAGACATCCAAGAAATCACTATAACGTATCACGGTGTCACCCCTGAACAGGTAGAACGGGTAATTGCAGAGCAAATACTCAAGGCGCATGGGCGCATCTAATGTGGTGGGACAGAGTTTTGGTGGAAGAAAATCAAGTCCCACCAGGCCGTTTTTATTGCCCACCAGGCTCCCACCACTTCCCACCACCCCGTAAAAAATACCCCATTTCTGCCGGGTGGAGGGTGGTGGAAAGGGGGGCGGGGCGACTGTCGTCCACCAAAACAAAGACGAACAGTGGACATTTATCAGACTCTCAGCAGACTTCTGCAAGACTCAAAGGAGCACTTCAATGACGACCTTTATCAACTTCAAAAACTTCTTGTGGCTTGTGTATGCCGGCGTTCTGGTGGTCATCACCCCGCACACGCAATGGATGTTCGCACAGCTCGAACCGCCCGACCTTCCCGGATTGTCCTGGGTGATAGCGGTGGTTGTCGAGGCGGCCATCTTTGGCCTGACCCACAGGTTGGTTCACCACATCGAAGCCCGCCGGCTGACGACCTTCAACTTTGAACGCCAACGCATGAAAGATGGCCGGTTCTCGAGATACTTCACCTGGTGGCCGATCTTCGCATACCGCTACCTGAACATCTATTCGTTCGGCCTGGCCTTGTTCGTGCTGCTTTCGGGCGCAGCGAACCTTACCCATGCTTTCGAGTATGGCCGGCCTCCGAAAATTGTCAACGAATGGGGAATCCCGTTTGCCTTCTATACGTTGGCATTTGGAGCGGTTCTCCCAGTGATGAACCTGGTGTTCGCAGCGGTGCTGGCCCAGATGGACGACGCCGAACAACAGGGCGACCCCGAATTGGACAAGGCGAAAGCCGAAAAGCGTGAAGCCGAAAAGCGCGCCAGGGAACTCGAACGCCAACTGGCCGACACCGAACGCCGGCTTGATGAAAGCGAAAAACGCTATCATGCCGTCGGCGATGTTGTCGTCTACCTGTTCGGCACGGAGCGCGCACTGGGCGAACGCATTCGCTATGTGCGCCGGACGTTCCCGCAGCTGTCCCAGAACGGCATCAGCCAGATTTTGGGCTGTTCGGTCTCGACTGTGAATGAAGCGCTTAAGCACTACGAAGTGGAAGCAATTGATGTGTAAAGAGGAGAAACTGCCATGAGCATAAACCCACGAGGTACGATAGTAAGAACCAATGCGCCGCAAAAAGGCCATGCACGGCTTGGCGAGCCGCAATTCCAGATTATTGCCTGGTGCCCCGATGAAAAGGCTGAAATGCCGCCAGAACAGGTGCATTTCATCATGCACTGGCCGGCACACCTGGCCGACCTGCCTCCCCTGGGCATTCGTTTCAAGTCGCCCGATACCCTGGGGTTTTTCATCGAGGAACTGACAAAATACCGCAGGGTCGTCTGGCCCGATTGCGAGAAAGCGGAAGGTGAAACGTGAGCAATAAGCCGCGCTTTGCAGAAGACGCAAACTACTTCGATACCACAGTCCATCCGGCCAAGTCCCTGGGTGAAATCCAGGAGATGCTTGACGATTTCGGGGCTGAGAACGTAATGGTCATTCAAGGACAGGCCGGCGGGAAAGCGGCCTGGATGATACGGTTTATGTGGCTTGGCAAACCGTATCGCTTCTTATTCACTCCACTCGATTGCCGAAACCCGGACAACCAGAAGACCGTCGGCGGAAAGAAGCTGACCAATGCCGAACGCGCCAAATACCAGATGGGCCGCATTGCGGTGCACTTCGTAAAGGCCATCCTAACCGCGGCAGAGGCGCATCCGCACGCACTCTTCGGCTTCATGGAGTTAAGCGTCGGCCATGCAAAGAGTCAGATTCCGCCGACGGCGGGCGAACTCGACATAAGCGGCTTAACGAAGGCGCTGCCCGACAGTAGCCTGGCGCTTCTGGTTCAAGGGGAAGTGGTATGAACCCGCACGCCGCAGTCCTGGCCGTCGGCGCCATCGTGCTACTGCTGTGCGCCGGCTTTGGCGCTGTGATACTACTGGGTAACCTTCCAGGGAAAAAGGGATAAACCCATATGTGGGGGTGCGCCGACTGCGTTGGCGGCGCACCCCCGCAAAAAAACTACCGGAACATACCCCCCTATTTACCATTGTGTGAGATTGAATTGCTGAGCAACAAGGAGACCCCCATATATGCCGGCCTATAACTTCAAGTCCCAATTCGCCAAGGCTATCCGTGACGGCGAAAAGACCACCACCATCCGCCCGCCACGGCGAAGGCCGACGCGCGTCGGCGACATTCTTTACCTTTACACAGGCCTGAGAACCAAAAAAGCCGACCGTATCGGCGCATACCGATGCGTGAAGGTAGAGCCGTGCGTGATCCACCCGGGCAGGATGGACATGCGTATCGGCGGCCTGGCCTGCACAAACCGGGCGATTGCCGAGATTGCCCGCGCCGACGGTTTTGCATCGGCCAAGGCCTTCTTTGAGTTCTTCGCCAGGACATACGGGCAAGATACACTCGAAATGGAGTTAATTGCCTGGGACCCAACACGAATCGAAGATTAAAAACTTCGCCCCTATTTATAGGGATTTAGTAAAAAATCACCCCAAGACGGAGGTATCGCATGCCACAAGCACAGCACGACGAGACATCGGGCCCACAAAAACCACGGTTATCCCCCAGAATGGTTGAAGTTCTGGCACTTGTTGCCACAGGTATGACCCACGACCAAACCGCGGCCAAACTTGGAATCTCATCGTCGGCTGTTCGCAGCTACATTACCAGCGCGCGAGGCCGGCTAAGGGCGCGCTCCCGCTCCGAAGCCATCGCCATTGCCGTTGCCTCGGGGCTGATCAACGTTTCGCCGACGGCATAGGCTGCTATGAACAAAGTGCGAACTGTGATTTGGTTCGCACTTGACGGGTCGAAAGCCAGAGTGCGTACAAAAAAAGGCCCAAAAAGGGAGTGCAAACTGCCTTTGTGCCCGATACGTTCGCACTTTTTATGCGCATTTACCCATCGATTCTCTCCAGTGCGACCACGTGCAAACCGGGGCGGTAGGGGCGTAGCCCCTACCCGTCCAGATTTCAAGCCGGCTGCCGTCCCGCTACGAGCATGCGGGGGCCTGTGAAAATGCCCAGCCGGGGCTGTGAAAAGCCTGTGAAAACTCAAAAAGGGTCTGTGAAAAAGTGAAAAAGGGCTTGTGAAAAAGTGAAAAACCAATTTCGGGTTTGTGAAAACCACAAGAGATAGATTGCCACTGGCTGTTTGCCGGCTGTGAAAACTCGAAAACCGGTGAAAACCCGGGCGGGTACTGATGTTTTCACAGGAAATGCCTCCCTGGGCTTGTTGCCTTTTCCCATCATTGAATTTACTGCCCCTGCGGGGGCTTTTTTTGTTTAAGCCAGCCACTGTCACTTTTGACACTGTCATTTTCGCCACTGGCATTTCTGCCACTGTCATTATTGACAACTACCTGCCGCCTACGTTCTTGGGTACATTCTTTATGAATACTGTCTTCAATTTCACCAAACAGGAGAAAAACATGCAAACACTCAAATCGTTGAACTGGAACTGGTCGGCCATCGTCGCTGCGCTATTTGCCCTTGGCATTGTGACGACCAACGAGCCAGAGATAGCCGCCATCTCTATCGCCGGCATGCTGGTTGTGACCCTGCTGAACTTCCTGGCGCGCAGCTTCGGCGTCCGTGTCGGCGCGGGCTGGCTGTCCATTGGCTTATACGTCGTCTCGACCATCCTGGCTTATTTCCTGAACCCCATTGCGCTGCCGGCTTTCCCCGCCTACCCCGGCGACCCGGTGACATTTGCCCAGGCTATTGCAGAGCTTATCCAGCAAACAGCTCCGCTCGCTGCCACGCTGACTGCCTCGGCCACCCTGGCCTATAACGCGCTCAAGCCGCTGGTCTTCGACAAGTACCTGCCGGCAGTCGAGCCGCCGACAGCCAGCCCGCGCGTAGACGAAACCGTCGGGTAGGCACCGCCATGCCAGAAGTTCCCGTCTCGGTCTGGGACCAAATCCCTGTCATTGTCATTTTTGCTTTGCTGCTGGGCGGGCTCGGCTGGCTGCTTGTAAAAATCTTTTCGAAGACCATCTCCGAAATCAACGCCCATTACGCGCAAATCATTCAAACCACGAATGAGCAGTGGCAAAAATACTTCGATGCCCGTTCCGAGGTCAACCAGGTTGTGAGCAACCAGGTTATCTCGCAACTTGAAGGGCTGACAAAAGCCGTTGAGAAGCTCGCCAAAGACCTGGAAGCCCACGACCAAAGGGACCGGCAGGAAGAGCATTACCGGAGAAGTTCAAGAAGGAAACCTTCATGACACTCAAGCTGACCGTACTTGCCCCAGTCGTCAATATTCGCCGAGGCATCGGCAACGCCGCCGGCGGCATCCTGCGCCAGGCGCGCATCGGCGAGCAGTTTGATGCCGTCCAGGTTATCGATACCCCGAAGTCGGTAGAGCAGTGGGCCAAGGTCATCCTACCCGACCAACTGAACGCCGACGCCTACGTTTGCATCAAACTGCCCAACGGGTCGGCACTCTGCCAGGTGTCGGCTGTCCCGACGCAGGTCGGCGACGCGAAATACCAGGAAGGTTTCCGGGACGGCGTCGAGCACGTGCTGCGCTGGGTCTCGGCGGAAAGGGCCAAACTTGGATAGCGACCAGGTCGAGCGGTATGTCGGCAAGAAAGGGAAATCAGAGTCCCCGCGCGCCCGGCGGGCCTTCGAAGACTACCTGCGCATGGCCCCGGGGCGCACGCAGGCGCGCAGCCTGCGCAACCTGCTTGCAGCTTACCAGCAAGACCCGCTCGCGCCGACCAAGTCCTGGACAACGCTGACCAACTGGTCGGCAGAGTACGAATGGGTGCAGCGCGCCGCACAGTTCGACCGCGCTCAGTCCGCCCGTCTGGCCGCAGAGTACGAAGAACAGCGGCGGACCATCATGGAAAGCGGTCTGGCCCTGGTGCACGAGCGGGTCGGCAAGCTCGTGGAAATCTTCGACCGGCTCTACAAGGATTTCGAGGAAGACAAAAACGTCTGGGTGAAAGAAGCCAAGGGAATCGGCAGCGGATATAACTTCAAAGAAGTGGAAGTCGTGCGCTTCAATGCCGGCCTTATTGGCGAGCTGCGCGCCACGCTTGATGACATCGCCGCAGAAGTCGGCGGGCGTCCACGCAAGACCGAACTGACCGGCAAGGGCGGCGGCCCGATTCGCGCCTCGGCAGTCCCGTTCGACACGAGCAAGCTGAGCAACGACGAATTGGCGATGCTCGAAGAAATTTTGGAGAGTGCCAGTGGCGACGATGAACCTGCCGAGCCTGGCAGAAGTGCAGGCTGAACGTGCAAATCGAAATTTCTATTACTACGTTCAGAAAGCCTGGCCCATCGCCGACCCTGGCAATCCGTTTATCGACAACTGGCATGTCGGCTTGGTTTGTGAGTACCTGCAAGCGCTTTACGAACTGCAAATCCAGAACCTTATCATCAACATAGGCCCGGGGTATGCCAAAAGCCTGCTCTCGTCCGTGCTTTTCCCGACGTGGGTTTGGGTCAAGAAGCCGTCAGAGTCGTTCCTGTGCGGTTCTTATGACGAAGACCTGGCCATGCGCGACGCGGTGCGATCGCGCCGGCTGATTAAGTCGGCCTGGTACCAGGAACGCTTCGGCGACCTGTACCAGCTTTCTGGAGACCAGAACGTCAAAAGCCGCTACGAGAACACCGAAAACGGCCAGCGCATCTCCGTCGGCGTCAACGGCGCAATCATTGGCCACCGCGCGAACTTCCTTGTCTGGGACGATCCGCTGCACCCGAAGTATGCCGACAGCGACGATGTGCGCTCGAGGGCAAACGAAACCATCGACGCCATGATGGGCACACGCGGGGCCAACCCGGCCAACATCCGCCGGCTCATCATTATGCAGAGACTGCACGAAGACGACCCGGTCGGGCACGTACTCAAGAAGGCCAAGGAAGACCCGGACGCGCCGCAGTACGAGCACCTGGTGCTGCCCGTGCGCTACGAGCCGAATCGCTTTTTCTCATCGATTGGCCTGAAGGACCCGCGCACAGAACCCGGCGAACTGCTTTTCCCGCAGTTGTTCGACGAGAAAGCGGTTCGCCAGCAGGCCAGCCTGCTCGGTGAGCGCGGCACGGCAGCCCAGCAGCAGCAAAGGCCGGCGCCCAAAGGCGGTTACATCTACCTCCGCAAGTGGTGGATCGGAGAGAACCGCTATGACCCCGCCGACCGGAGCTACTACAACAAGTCGATTGGCCGGTGGCTCTCCTGGGATACGGCGCTCAAAGACGACGAGCAGAACGACCATTCATCGCTCACGGTTTGGGACCTGCTTCCGGATTACCGCATTCTGCTGCGCTTCGCCTGGTGGCGCAAGTTGCAGTTTCCGCAATTGGCCAAGTCCATCCAGGACGAGGCCGCCCGCTGGAATTACGACGAGAAACTGCGCGGAATCATTATCGAGGACAAGGCCAGCGGCATCAGCGCCTTGCAGACGCTGCGCCAGGGCAATTCCGAATGGCTGGCCGGCCTGCTCGTCCCGTATGACCCGGGACGGTTCAGCAAGGAAGCCAGAAGCCGGCAGGCGTCTCTCTGGTGCGAACGCGGGTGCGTGCTCCTGCCAGAACCCGCCGACGAAGTGCCCTGGCTCCTGGACTATGAAGAACTCTTATTCGATTTCCCGACCAAGGTCATCAAAGACCCGGTCGACAGCACATCGCAGGCAATCCTGCATCTTGAAAACCTGCTTGCAGAAGGCTGGCGGGCAAGGACTGGAAAAAGCAAATGAGCGAAGAAGAGCAAATCAAGATCGGCGCAACCAAATACAGGATTGTTACCGAGAAGAACCTGGTCGGCGACGACGGCCTGAAAAGGCTGGATGGCCACATTCGGTATTCGTCGTCTGAAATCAAGCTGGATGCCGACCTTGGCCCGCAGGCGCGCCGACAGGTGATCTGGCATGAAGTCCTGCACGGCATTATGACCCACGCCGGCATCGAAACGCACGACGAGCATCTTATCGAAGCCATTTCCTACGGCCTGATGAATGTCCTGCAAGACAACCCCTGGCTGGCCCAGCCTGTCGAGGAGCAATGAGTATTTTTAGCGGAACCACCCCACAACTCTACCTGATGCGCGCACAACTGATTGCACAGCTACGCGAACAGGAGGCCTCGCCGGCCGACTGGTATCGGATGCTGGAAGCGTACTACTTTGCCAACGGCCTGTATGAGCAGTTGCAGACCTGGCTGTATGAAAACGCCATCTGGACGCCCGGCATGAAGCCCTTGCGCAACCCTGCCAGCCGGGTGGTTGAGTTTCACGTCACCCACCTGTGGCCCGGGCCGCTCGACAAGGCCCTGCCCATCGTTGCCAACAACAAGCGAATCGTCGAACCAATACAGCAGGTGTGGGCGTGGTCAAACTGGGGGCGCAAGAAGCAATTGGCCACTCGTTGGTATGCAACCTTTGGGGACTGGTTTTGCAAGGTGGCCACCCGCTCCAAGGTGCTCTCGCTGACCGCCGACGGGGAAGAAAAACGAAAAGTCGAGCGGGTTTTCCTGCAAAACATCAAGCCGGAAGTGGTGACCGATTTCGATATCGACGAGCGCGGGTTTGTCATCTTCATCCGCCTGGACATCCCCAAGGAAGACAACGAAATGCACACAGAAGTGTGGAGCAAGGCCGGCTATTGGCTTTACATCCACGAAAAGAGCGCGGGGGAAGACCTGGACAAACTGGGAGAGCCGGTCGAGTACCGCCCGCTGTCGGCATTCGGGATTGATTTTGTTCCCTTTGTGCATGCCCAGTTTATGGACGTCGGCGAGAAACGCGGCGTCGGCTCTTATGTATTGGCCCTGGACAAAATCGACGAAGCCAATCGCATGGCAACGCGCCTGCACCAGCTGATTTTCCGCTTTGGCAAGCCGACGAAGGCGCTGCTGGCCAACGGGAACGACCCAACGGGCCGGCCATTGCCGCCGGTGAAACTGTCTAACCAGTCGGACGATGGGAAGACCGAAGAGCATGACGACGATGTCATCTCCATGCCAGGCACATCGAAGGTGGAATACCTGATTGCGAACATCAACTACGACGCGCATCTGAAAGCCATCGAAGCTCAGTTACGGGAACTGGAAGAAGACCTGCCCGAATTGAGTTACTACCGCCTGAAGGATTTCGGAGCCAACATCTCAGGGCGGGCAGTGAGAACGCTGCTTTCCCATGCCATCGACCGCGCCCTCGAGGCGCGTGGAAACATTGAAGACGCGCTGGCACGGGCCAACATGATGGCCCTAACGATTGGCGCAAAGGCCGGCTTGTTTAAAGACATCGGCACTTATGAAAACGGGGATTTCGAGCACACCTTTGCAGAGCGCGATGTGATTTCGCCCAGCGCCTTCGAGGATGCCGAAACCATCAAGACCGAAGTTGGCGCGAATATTCCGCTCGTGACGTCGGTCCGCCGGCGCGGATGGTCTGAGGCCGAGATAGCACAAATGGCGAAGGATAAACAGGCGCAGCAAGACCAGGAGCAGGTGAGCCTGGCACAGGCCCTGCTCGAAGCCGAGCGCCGGCGCGACCAGAACCAGACGGCAGGAGATCCCGATGCCTGACCCTTATGTCGTCCGGGTGATGCGCCAGTTCAAGGCCGACCTGTTCCTGCGTGAGCGCGAGCAGGTGACTGAGATGACCCGTCGCTGGCTATCGATGGAAAACGCCCTTCAGGACGCTTTCGCAGGCCTGGCGCTCGAAATCGACCAGTACCGCTTCGAGGAAGCCGACGACGTTATACCAGCCTGGAAGATAAAGCAGATGGCTCGCTACCGTTCCCTGCTCGACCAGGTGCGCGTGGAAATCGAACGCTACAACGGATATGCAAACGGAACCATCCAGGCCAGGCAGTTGGAGTTTGCCAACCTTGGCATTCAACACGGTGCGGAGGCCATCCAGGTCTATTACGCCACTTTTGGCCGGGTCGCCGGTGCGTTCAATGTGCTGCCCGTAAGCGCGGTGGAGTACATGGTCGGCCTGGCCGGCGACGGCAGCCCACTTCACAAGCTGCTCTCTGCGTCTTTTGGTGATTCTGTGGATGGAATCACCAACGAACTGCTCAAGGCCGTGACGATGGGCCTGAACCCGCGCGAAACCGCCCGCGCAATGGCCAAAGGCTTCGGCGTCGGCCTCGACCGCGCTCTCAACATCGCCCGCACGGAGCAGTTGCGCACGTACCGGGAGAGCAACCGGGAAACATATCGCTATAGCGGGCTGGTCGGCGGATACAAACGGCTGTCGGCCAGGGATGGCAGGGTGTGCGCGGCCTGCCTGTTCGCCGACGACGGCAAGGTGCTCGACCTGGGTATTTCCTTCGAGGAGCATCCGCAGGGCCGCTGCACGCTGGTGCCGGTGGTGAAGGGGCTTCCGGTTGTCCAGTGGGAAAGCGGAATCACCTGGTTCATGGCCCAGGGCGCGGGCGTGCAGTCCAATATCCTGGGGCCAGGCAAATACGAAGCCTGGAAGGATGACCGTTTTGACCTGGCCGACGTGGTGAAGCGGCGCGAGAACGAAACCTGGGGCGCTTCGCTCGTCCCGGCAAGTCTCGCAGAGCTGGTCGGCAACAATTAGGAGATTCCAGCCGACAGGCTGTTACTCAATTCAATCAAACGTCCACCGGACGGCATAAACGAGGAGAAAGAAACCATGAAACACAGAACCTGGATGTTGAAGTACGCGCCCGGCCTTCGCTTCGAAGCGGACAAGGGCAAAGGCGGCGGCAAGCCGGCTGGAGACGGGAACGAACCCGGTGAAGGCGATCAGGAAGAAGAAACCCCTGACGCCGATAAAAAGAAGGAAAAGCCAGCCGACGAAAAGAAGTTCTCGCAGGCAGAACTTGACGCCATCGTGCAGGACCGTCTCGCCCGCGAGAAGAAAAAGCAGGATGACGCCGCCGACAAAGCCCGCAAGGAAGCCGAGGAAACCGCCCTGCTCGAAAACCAGAAGTTCCAGGAACTGGCTGAAGAGCGCGCGAAAACCATTGCCGAACTGGAGCCTTTCAAGGAACAACTCGACGGCGCCAACGAGACCATCGAGCGCTACAAAGGCGCGCTGGACAAGTATCTCGAAGCCGAGAAGAAGGACCTGCCCAAGCACGTTCTCGCGCTCCTGGAAAAACTCGACCCGGTCGAGCAGATGGATTACATCGCGGCCAACCGGGAGGAGCTCGGCAAAGGGCCGGAAGGCATTCCCCCAAGTCCGAATCCGAAAGAGAAAAAACTCTCGGACGAGGAACGCGAGCGAGCTCGTAAGGAGCAAGGCTCACTTTACTCACGATATTAGTTGCTAAAGGAGCAACCCCATGACCGATATTACCCTTGTTACCGCCAATAAGGTGGATGTGGTGGAAAGCATCATCCAGATGACGCTGCCCGCTGCCGAAGCCCTGGCCCCCGGGGATGCTGTCCGCCTGGACACTTCCACCGGCAAATTCACCAAGGCCAACGGCACCACCGCTGCCGAGGCCCGCATTTACGGCATTGCCGTCGGCCAGCACGCTGTGCCTGCCGGCATGCCCGTGACAGCCATCCGCAAAGGTGTGCTGACCGGCCACGATTTGTCAGGCCTGGCCTATGATAAAGCCGTCCTGCTCTCCGACACCGACGGGGCGCTGGCCGACACGGCCGGCACTGTCTCTGTCACGGTTGGCCGGGTTATCCCCGGCACTTCTTCGCCGCTTGGCTCGGCCTACGACAAGCTGCTGTTCGTTGACCTGTAGGAAGGTGTGACATGACTTTACTTTACGGTTTTCAAGCCCTGAAAGACCTGGTGAACCGCCGCGTGACCGAAGTTGGCGTCGAGGTTGTTGCAAAGGCCATCGATGCAACGGTTGCCGAGCACAACCGCCAGATGGACGCGCTTAACCGCATCCTGGTCGAAAAGACCACCGAATTCAAGACCGTTTTCAAGAGCGCGACGCACGCACGCCTGCAGCCGCTCGACGAGAATGGCCGCGCCCGGCCCATCAAGCCGTCCGGCAAGTACGACCTGGCATACCCCATCCTGTCTGCCGGTACGGCCTGGGGCAATACGCGCATTTCGCGCGAGAAAATGACCGTCCAGGATGCCAATGATGTGACGGCCATGCTCATCAGTGCCGACATCCGCTGGATGCGCGACCACCTGCTGGGCACCATCTTCGACAACGTCGGCTGGAATTTCCCGGACGACGAGCACGGCACGCTGGCCGTGAAAGGCCCGGCCAACGGCGATGCCACTATCTACACCATCCTGAGCGGAGCCGACCAGGGCGCGACCGACAACCACTTCAAGGCCCAGGCTTCGGCCATCGACAACTCGAACAATCCGTTTGCCGCGGATTACGAAGAGTTGATGGAGCACCCCGAGAACGCCGGCGAAGCGGTTGCTTTCGTCTCGACCAGCATCAAGGCGTCCATCGAAGGGCTGACCAACTTCAAGGAACCGCGCGACATGAACATCCAGACCGGTTCCGGCACGGATGTTCTGGTCGGCACGCTGGGCATCCAGACGCCCGGCAAGCTGGTGGGCTACATCGACAAGGTTTGGATTGTCGAGTGGCAATCTGTGCCGAGCGGCTACTACTTCATGACCGCCACCCAGGCCGACGCTCCTATTCGGCAGCGCGAACATCCTGAAGCGTCTCTGCGCGGCTTCTCGCGCGTGGCTGAGCGCAACGACCACCCGTTCTACGAGAGCCAGTATGAGCGCCACGCCGGCTTTGGCGCGTGGAATCGCGTTGGCCTGGTGGTGCGCCGCATTGGCAACGGCACGTATGCGGTCCCGACCGGCTACACCGTTCCGATGCCCTAATCCGAACTGAACTCCTGGCCTGCCGGATAACTGGCAGGCCAGGGGAAAGGTAGACCATGCACTCACGAATTTATGCAGAACGATTTGACCTGGCGCTCAAGAAGCTGGCCGACGCGGTGGAAAAACTGGCCGAAAGGGGCCTGGTGCAGGCTGAGCCGATGCCGGTCGAGCGCGACCCGCGCATTCTGGAACTTCGCCGGCTGGAATATGCCGCCGATGTGTTGGGCCAATTGGCCGAAAACGATGGCTTGACGGTTGTGGAGACCGAAGTTGAACAGCTTGACGAGCCGACCGGCGAACCTGAAGGCGAACAGCCTGACAAGCCGGCTGGCGAATCCGAAGGCGAAAAGGCCGACGAGCCGACCGGCGAACCCAAAGGCGAAGTGCCTGACGAGCCGACCGGCGAACCCGAAGGCGAAGTGCCCGAATCTGCTCCAGCAGAAGGTGATTCTCCCGCGGTCGATGATATCGCCGCTATGGAAGCCGAAATGGCCGACGAGCCGACCGGCGAAGCCGAAGTGCCCAAATCCAAAAGGGCATCGAAGGCGGCCAAGGCTGGCAAGGAAGGCTGACCGTGCCCATTCCAACCGCGTACACCGAAGAAGCCCTGGGTGAGTATATGCTCACCATCCTGGGCGTCGTCGGCCAGGTGCTCCAGTACACGTCTGCCAGTTTCGACGAAGAAATCGCCGACACCCTGCTGGCTTACGGTGTAGCCAATATTGCGCAGGCAACCGATATCAAGAAGTTGCGCGCCCTGGCCAAGGTGGCCGCCTGGCAGAAAGCAAACGCTGACCTGGTCGCGTTCTACGACTACCAGGCCGACGGCGGCAAGTTCGACCGCTCACAGATGCAGGCGATGGCTGAAAAGGCTCTTGCCCAGGCACAAACCGGCGCGCTTGCCTACGACCCCAACTACCAGGCACAGGTGACGCGCGAGAGACCGGTCAACGACCCCTACCGGTACATTCCGGACGAAGAAAGAACGTTGTAAAGGAGTCCTGATATGTGGGATGAGATTATCGAAACGGTGCGCCAGCACCTCAAACTGCAAGGCAAGGAACTGCCCGACGCGCTGCTGGTCGCCAGCGGCGATGCCTGGGAACGTGACTCGCAACAGGTCAAAGCCCTGGGCGAATTCCTGGCCGCCAACGGCATGGAACTGCCGGCCAACCTGGTCCCGTTTTCCGAACGCGGCAAGGTTGCCGAGTGGCTGCGCCGCAGCGCTGGCCAGGCAAGCCGGCGGGCCAAAGAAAGCGTGAAGGAGTAGTCCATGCCGCTTTTGTCTGCCGCCGAACTGGCCAGCATGCGAGCCGCCCAGGCCGACCACATGAACGATACCTGTGTGATCAGGGTCTATGGCTCGACGACTGACGAAAACAACATGCCGAAGCCGGCCTACACTGCCGGCGCGCCAATGGCATGTGGGTTTCGGGCGCGCACGCCCAGGGAAGTGTTGCAGCGGGCCGAAGTGGCCATGTCGGACGGGGATGTTCGCTTGCCCGTCGGCACGACGCTAGACCGTCGCTCCCGCATCCGCATTACCCACCGGCACGGCCAGGCCCTCAGCCCCGCCCAGGACTATGAGATTGTCGGCGAGCCGCTTCGCGGGCCATCCGGCCTGGTGGTTCTGCTCAAACGCTCCACGGATGGCGCCTGATGGCCGAAGTCAATGAAACCAAGACACTGGTTGATTTCCTTCTGGCTGCCGGTGGAGGGCTGACCAATCGCATCTATGGCGATACGGATGTGCCGCCCAGCGACTACACCCCGGCTGCGGGCCCGTGCATTTGCCTGGTTGTCCGGGGAGGAGATGCTGACGACGAAAGCGATGCAGTCAAGGAATGCTCCTTCCAGTTCAAAGTTTACGGCCCGGACAGGCCGACGGCGCGCGCGGAAGCCCGCAAACTGCACGCTGTTTTACAGAACGCTAAAAGTTCCATCATCAAAAACGCCAGGCGCGAAACCCAGCCGGTGACACTTGAAGAGCCTGAAAACGGCTGGATTTTTGCCCTGGTCTTTTACTCTGTTTTATTCACCAATGTAAGTTAGGAGGCCCAAATGGCTGACCCCGTAGTAGGTAACATTTTCAAGTCCGGCGCGATTGTATGGCTTGCACCCGCCGGCGAGACCCTCCCGGTTGCAGATACCATCGCCGCCGGAGCCGCCTGGGGCGGCAACTGGTCGCGCGTTGGCTTCACAAAAGCCCCGGTGGCCGTGAAGTATGAAGACGAAGAGCACGACGTGGATGTCGAGGAGTTTTTGTCTTCAGTAGACCGCTACAAGATTAGCGAAAAAATCATGGTCGAGACCGTCCTGGCCGAACTGATCGCCGACTACCTGAAGCTGGGCATCGGCGGCACCGTGACGACAGTCGCGGCCACATCCGAACTGGTCGGCAAAGACATCCTCGAGGCAGGCAACGACGCCATCAAGCCCAAGTACGTTGTTGGCTTCGAGGGAACGTATGTGAACGCTGTCGGCCTTACCCTGCCTGTGCGCTTTTTCGTGCATCGCGCGACCGTCAAACTCAACGGCGAATTGACGTTCTCGAAGAAGAACGGCGATTACACCGGCGTTCCGCTGCAGGTGTCCGGGCTGGCCAACACTGCCAGCAATGGCCGGCTGTTCAAGTTCGAGCGTGTAACCGCGCCGAAGATAGCCTAATCAATCCGTCGGCGTGAACCCATCGCGCCGACGGCCCGCAATCATTCCCTGGAGTTATTCATGAACGAAGTCACTGTAACACTCGGTAACAAGGACTACACCATCAAGCAACTGCCCATCCGCGCCAACCGCGAGTGGCGCGCCAGGTTCAATGAGCCGGTCAATAAGCTGCTCTCGGCCTTCCAGGACGTCGGTAAGGTTTCCAACACTGAATTCGAGGGTGGCAGGGACCTGATGCAAAAAATCGGCGGCCTGTTGCTGGCCCGCGCGAGCGATGTGGCCGGCGTTTTGCTTGAGTCTATGGAATTGGTGCTGGACGGGCTTTTTTCTTATTCCCCTGAGCTGCAGGCCGACCGGGAACGCATCGAGACCACGGCCACGGACGATGAAGCCATGAAAGCCTTCGTCGAGGTGCTGAAAATCGCCTACCCTTTTGGGCGCTTGATGAACCTGGCCGGCCAGATTGGCCAAACGGACAAAGAGACTTCGCCGAGCTCGCCCGAGCCGAGTGGCGAGTAGACGAGGATGACCTGGATGAGCTCGAACGCCTGGAAATGCTGGACGCCTATGCTCGGCGAAAGCAGTACGAAGCACGCCTGATATCTCTCGAGCTGATGCGCGGCCTGGCCCAGGTGTTTGGCGGGGCGGCTGGAGGCGCGAGCGATTCTGGTGAGAAATGGGTCGATTCCGACGGATTACTGGCCCGGATGGGAGTTACGCTGTGACAAAGAAAACGATCCGATCATACCGCCCGGCGGTAATAGCGACCATCAAGAACGCCACACAAGATGAGCTGGCGAAGTTTGCATTTCAGATCGAGACCCAGACCAAGGCGAACATCCAGAAGAACAACCAGATCGATACAGGGTTCATGCTGAACTCTGTGTATACCGTTGCCGAGGCCGGCGGGAACACTTACGCCGCGACCAGGCCGACCGCCGATTACACGTCCCGTAAGAGCGGAGCGAAAGCCAAGCGAAAGCGCGCGCCCCAGCGCACTGTACCTGGAAAAGCCAGCGCGATTGTGGCCGTCGGCGCGGAGTACGCGGTCCACCAAGAAACAAAAAAGCCCTTCCTTTATCCTGCTGCGGAGCAAGCACTGGCCGGCCAGGCAGGCGTTGAATTGAAGAACAACATCAAAAAGAAAGTGCGGGAAGAAGAATGAAACTCGCCGATATCTTCCTTGCCCTGGGAGCCGACGACTCTGGCCTTGACGGAGACTTGAAAAAGTCTGAGAACAAGACCTTGCAATGGGTTGGCGGTCTCGCGAAGGTTACGGCTGCAGCTATCGGGGCGGCTGTACTGGCAGCCGGCGCGATAGCTGTCGATGGCCTGCACAAGTACGTTGACTACGACAAGGCCATCAGCGAAGTATTCACCCTGCTGCCTGATCTTTCGAAAGAAGCCACCGACAAGCTCTCAGCAGACGCCCGGGCCTGGTCGGCTGAACTGGGTGTTCTCACGGATAAATCTGTTCCTGCCCTGTATCAGGCCATTTCTGCCGGCGTTCCCCCTGAAAACGTATTTGATTGGCTGACAGTTGCCCAGAAGGCGGCTGTCGGCGGTGTGACAGAGCTGGAGACGTCTGTCGACGGTATTTCGAGCGTTGTCAACGCCTATGGCCAGGAAGTGATGAGCGCGACTGAAGCCAGCGACCTGATGTTTACCGCAGTGAAGCTGGGTAAAACCGATTTCGGGCAGTTGTCGCAGTCCCTGTTCAACGTCATCCCAACCGCCGCATCTCTGAAGGTCAAGTTCGGAGACATCACCGCAGGCCTGGCGGCAATGACCGCCCAGGGTACGCCGACCAGCGTGGCCACCACCCAGCTGCGCCAATTGCTGGTTGAGCTCTCAAAGGATGGCTCGAAGGCCGCTGTCGAATTTGAGCGCATCTCCGGCAAATCCTTCCCCGAATTTATTGCCAGCGGCGGGAACCTGGCCGACGCCCTTCAGGTCATCGAAGACGATGCCAAGTCGAGCAATAAATCCGTAAGCAACTTCTTCTCGAGTGTCGAGGCTGGCAATGCCGCCCTGGCGCTGACAGGTGCAGGCGCAGAAACCTATCGCAAAAACCTGGCTGAGATGGCCGCATCCGCCGGCGCGACCGACAAAGCCTTTGAGACGATGGAAAAGACCTCGTCCAGGGCCATCGAGCGCTTGAAAGCCAAGATGGAGAAAAAGCAACTCGACCTTGGCGAGAAGCTGGAGCCTGGCCTTGCTGCAGGCCTGCGCGCACTGGAAAGTTTTGCCGACAGCCCGGCTGTTTCCAGATTTACAGACAAAATCCTGAACGGCATCGAGGCAATTGGTGCCCGGGCCGGCAACCTGGTCGACATCTTCGCGGAAACCGGAAGCGTGTTTTCTTCCGAGTTCCTGGAAGCCCTGACTGCCGGCATGTCCCAGGAGTCCCAGGACAAAATCTTTGGCTTTGCAAAGAGGCTGGAGGGCGGTTTCGACCTGCTGAAAAACTGGTGGACCGCCAACGGGCCGGGCCTGCAGGAAGCGGCCCAAACCGTGCTGGGTGGGTTGCAGAACCTGCTTGGCGGCCTGGCTGAAAGGTTTGGGCCTTTCATCGAGCAGACCTTTGCCAAGGTGATGAACTGGCTGGTTGAAAACGGGCCGCTTATCCAGGATACTGCCAACGCGATTGCGACTTTTTTCTCGGAAATCGTCATCCCGACCGTCCTTGCGGCCGTCGACATCATCATGCCAATCCTTTCCGGATTGATTGACATACTGCTCGACCTCGGCAAACTCGTGATGCAAGTTATCACCGGGGACTGGCAGGGTGCCTGGCAGACCGCCCAGAATATCCTGCAAACCGCCGGCAGCGCCATCCTGGAGGCCGTGACCCGGCTGCTGAACTTTATCCTGTCCTGGTTCGGGACAAGCCTGGAGAAGATTGGCGCCACCTGGAAATACAACTGGGAAATGTTTCTGCAAATCGTAGCCCTGCTGACCGGACGCATCATCAGCAAGGCGGTTGAAATCGTGAACGGGATTCGCGAAAAGTTCAAGATTGACTGGGGAGCCATCGGGCGTAACATCATCGATGGGATTGCCAAAGGCATCACGAACGGCATTGGCGCTATCAAGGACGCTGCGCGAAATGCCGCCAAAGCCGCCCTGGATGCGGCCAAGGACTGGCTACAGAGCAAGTCGCCCAGCCGCAGGGCTGCGGACGAAGTCGGCGAGCCCATCTCCGACGGCACGGCCCTGGGCGTCGAGCGGCGGGTGCCGCACCTGAAGCGCACACTGCAGGATTCGCTCAAGGATGCCCTGGGAAGCGTCAGTGATATGAGCGTACCCATCGGCTTCGAGGATGTTCCGTCAGTCAAGGGCTTGGCCGGCGGGATGAATGTCACCATCTACCAAAACATGCCGCTGACGCTCTCTGATGAGTACACGCTCGAACGCCTACTCGAGCCGATTTTTATGCGTCTGATGCGAAAAGCGGAGACTGCATGA